TATAGACCCTAGGCTTGGTGTTGTTGGTAATACATTTCATCGTAGTCGGCCATTTTTAATGTCTTCAATACTGTCTGGCTAAGATAGTGATGAAATTTCACTGTCTCGATCCGCTTAATAGGAACCTGAGCCTTGATAAGGCGCTCACCATATTGGGTGTCTGAAAATCGTAGTTTCATGCCCTCATCTAAAATTCCCGTATGCTCCATAATCTGGCGTGGAATGACGAAGAACGCTCCAGAGAAAGTGTTATGATGGGGATTAGAGTCGTCTACTGGTCGAGTTACCGTCCATGGAACGCAGAGATCGCGAATATCTCCTTCGAGCAAATATGTATCGTTGTTGACTACCATCAGATAGTCCCCTCTTCCCGCTTGGAGGATAGCATTGCAGCCGCGGGTATACCCCTGGTTCTCCTTAAAACGGATAAATACATCACATTGATCAGACCAATCGGCATCTCCGCCATTCTCAACAACGATGAGCTCATCCGCATGTTCACGATATGAATCTATCGCCTTTTGCGTCATGGCCTTAATTTCGTCGTTATAAGTATAGGTGAGTATTCCGAGACTAATCATCATAAAATTTCTTGTATGCCATCGAGAAGTGACTGAGCATAGTGTTTACTCGTCCACTTTGATTCAATATATTCGCGGCCACCAGTTGGTCGTTCTTTTTTTGCTCGCTGAATAGCCTCTTGAATTGCTAATGGATTTGGGTCAACGATATACCCGAATCCTGATTCTTCTACGAATTCGCAGTTCTTCGGTGAATCGTTCATAACAATTGGAGGAACATTACAGGCCATAGCCTCAAGGGTTAGCCGTTGACCTCCACCCCAGAAACTCGAGGTGTTGATAACACTGTGGGAACTGTTAATAACTCGATTGACAAACTCCTTAGAACTCTCTCCAACAACTTTTACGCCATATTTTGTACATACCATATGGCACTCAGGCTCATGGTCTTGCATCATACCCACAGCTATGCCACGGGCTCCAACTGATTGAGCAAACAAGTCGTGGCGTTTCCAGAGGGCGAATGTTGCTACAAGCGCACCATTATATATCTTTTGGCAATTTGGATCTGGAGTGAACAATCTCTCATTCACACCAAATGCTCGTTTCCAACGATAGCCGAGGAGGGCAAACTCATCTTCATTTATTTTGCTCTCTACAAAGTAGATGTCGAATCCCTTCATGATCTCTGGTTCGACAGGGCCACCACCGAAGATCAAAGCCTTTTTATATGGCAGATCTTGGATAATGGGCATCGTTTGTTCGTGAGATGCCGCCCAGTAGAGGATAACGTCTGGATTAAATTCCTTTATTGCATCCGTTTCTTCTGGTTCAAACATGCGAACCAGATGATCTTTGCCAATATGGCGAAGAGCTTCATTGAGGCCGTCATCCCAGACCCCGATTACTCGACCACGAACCCCATACCAGATAAAGGCAATTTTCATGCACGTAAGAGTTCGTCCCACTTATTTGTTACAGCATCCCAGCTAAATGTTTGTTTGACCCAAGTAGCAGAATCGCGCATTGGTTCAGTCATTCCCCGAACTGCTGAACGGATAAATGTAGCCTGATATTCTTCTTCGGCGGAATCACCTGGCACGACAAATCCTTCGTGCACAGTTTCTCGAAGAGCAGCAAAGTCGGAGCATACTGGCAAACAATTTGCCGCCTGTACTTCCATTGCCGTAATACATGAGATTTCTTGGAAGGACGTTGGGTATAGCCAGACAGACGACTTCTTCTGCCACTGAGCTAGTTCTTTCTGTCCAACGCGACCCATATCAATAACTCCCTGGTCAGCCATAGAAGCAACTCGATCTTTCATCTTTTGCATCCATGCAATGGCGTTCGGATCATTCTTCTGAAGTTCGAAGTATGTCTTCCATCCGTAGAAAATGCGGAGTGTAGCATCGGGAACTTGCTTTCTTATGGTAGGCCACATTTTAAGCAGAATGTCAAGTCCCCTGTTTGGGGCTGACGAATATATGGCTGAATGTGGGATTTTTTCTATCTCTTCGGCATATCGACTAACGTCAATCCCATTTGGAATGATGGCAAACTTCTCATCAGGGACACCTGGGAACAGCTCGCGGTGATATTGAGATTTCACCATGATCTTCGTGATTTTTGCTAGACGTTCTTCGGTGAATTCTGCCGGATTCGGTACGTCGTGCATATCGATGAACACTTTCTTTGCATCGATATTTACGTCAAGCCAAAGTGGTGTTCGCCATAATACGACGATGTTGAATTTTGCGTTCGTCTGGAAAGACCAGTAGTTTTTGTAGGTCACACCATCGTAAACACCGTCGTCGGTATCACACCAGTTATAGACTGTTACTTCCCACCCCTGGTGAGCGAGTCTCTTGGCAAGATGGATAACGGCAGTTTCAGAACCGCCGATACCGCCTTGATCAAGCGACTTTGGACTCCACGGTTCAGCGGAGAGGCCACAGTAAAACACAATGGATTTATCGCTGAACTTAGGGGCTGGGTTAAAATCTTGTTTGAGTTTCGTCGCAATGACATTCTCCTGCAAATGTTGCGGGATGGAAGTGATCAGAGCGGGCACGCGCCAGGATTGACCGTGTGTTCGTAAATACTCGGCAAGCTTTACGTACCACTTCAACATTTCTTTGTTGTTGAGGACATGGACAGCTCGCTGATAGAGATCTCGAATATATTCTTCGTCGGGAGCGTATTTTAAAGCCGCAGTAAGAATCTGAACTGCCTTATCCAGTTTTCCAGCCTGCATGAGTGAGTACCCATAAACAGACAATGGCAGCCAGGTTAATTTTTGCGGAAAGACAAGGATGTTTGTCTCAGGCGGTTTTTTTGATAGTCCAACCTCAGACCATTCAATTGATTTCTTCCATTCTTCCTTGGCCTGGTAAATCCTAGCCAGATTGAAGTAGGCTTCTGGGAAATCAGGGCGTTCGGCTGACGCGCGAAGGTATGCATCTTTAGCATCATCGATCTTTCCTTCCTGCTCTAGCACCTCACCAATGCGGAGAAGCGCTTCGTAGCGTTCTTCATCCCAACCAGAAAGCTCGAGATACCGATTAAAGGTATCCAGCGCTGATTGCCAGTCTTGAAGCTGCATAAATGCGGTTCCAAGATAGAACAGCGTTCGTGGATCCGGATTGTCACCCTGCTTTTTCACTTCATCAGCGAGAATCCTAAAGTTTCTCTCTACTGACTCTTGACGGCGAGCGCCATTTGTGTTGTGGTCAACAACGAAGTCTTCTTGTTTTATCCAGTTGACCTGTCGATCTTGTAGGAAATCTTCGTGGATTCTGCCAGCCCATTTACCATGGACATCATTCTTTATTAAACGCACTTTCCAGTGCCATGCCGTTACTCTCCCCTTATCATCTTTGTCATAGAGATACTTAGCGTAGTAGGCGGAAATATTCGACTTACTAGCCTGATCGATGAGGGGGCGGATCTTTTCTGGATTTTTAACAACATCGTCGGCATCAAGCCAGAGGATCCAATCTTCTTTTGCTTGGGAGAAGTTATAGTTCCGGCAGGCCGCAAAATCGTCTACCCAGTGAAAGTATGAAATTCTTGGAGTTTTAGCTGATCCGGTATAATCGGTTGGGCGCGTCTCTCCGGCACCATTCTCTGTTACATAGATAGCATCAACAAAATCCCTGACGGAATCTATGGCCTTTTTAGCCTTCGCTTTTTCTTCGGCATCATCTTTTACGATGAGACAGAGAGCTAGTGTTTGTTTAATCATATCCTCCTCGATCTATTAAATATTTTCTGGTATGCAGAAGCCTGGGAATCGCTTCATAAACTTCCGCATCTTATTTTTGTTGGTAAATAAGTCCGGCACGAATCTTTTTAACAAGACCATAAGATCCTGTGGCATACATAGAGCATGACGCATTCGCATTTTTTCTACCCCACGAACAGTATTTGACGCCGTGGAATTTCTCTGTGCTTGGCGAACCATTTTAACTCCATGAAGAAATACCCGCAGTTCCTCCCTATGAACCCGAGCATAATCGGCAACGAGACCCTCAATCATCCCCCACTCATCCAGTCCCTTTTCTGGGGTGATAACCTGAACGGATAGGCTATTAAGTGCTTCTAGGGCGCGATCCCGATTTCGCTGTCTCTGTTTTTCTTCTGAAATTATGTTGTGCATGTAATCCCTTGCTGACCATCCCTCCCCTCTTCAGGTCATGTTGAGGGGAAGGAACTTAAAGGATTATTAGTTGACTAAGCTGTGAAGCCAGTAACTACAGCTGAGGCTGCCTGTCCACGATTTTCTAGAGTAAGCTCAGTGACGATTTGTCCGCGTTCGCGGTCGCCATCTTTTGCTAACTTTTCGAACTTCGTTGGACGAAGAACGGCTACAGCGTAGAGGTCTGACTTGATGGCCACCAACTCTTTGGCGTTTGCACCATTACCGACATCTCGGTGTAGGAAGATCTTTTGGATCCCGAAGTCACCTTCGTAAACGTCTACTGGGCGCACTAGCCGCTTGTCTGCAGCATCCACATACTTGGTAGAACCAGCTGTGAATCCTGAGATGTCGCGACGTAGGGTTGAACCCACGTAAACTTCATCCGCAACCTGTTCGGTTTGGGTGTAGATCATTTCCATGATGTCGTTGTAGGTTGTTTCACCGAGTGAAGAACCTGACGCACGCGCAGTGGCGTTCGTAGACACCGAGTTCATGATCCCGACCAAGCGGCGAGCTACACCTGAAGATCCTGAGGCGCGTGATCCTAGAAGGATTGAGCGTTCAATATCTTTGGCGTGTTCGACCATGTTCTTGGCCATCTGACGCTTCATCGGATCTCCGCCAGCGATGTTGACTTCGAGCTCAGTTCCTGAAACCTGTACGGCGTCAGCGAAGATCTGAGTGTTGTTGCTCAACCGAGATGGCTGAGTGTGGTCAACGGCTGTGAAGGCCCATGCTTCGACCTGAGCGTTATCCGCTGAGGCTGCATAGGAATCAAGTAGGAACTCGTGAAGAGTACCACTTGCCTTTGTCTGCTGGAGACCAGAGAACAGAGGAGTTTCCTTCGGAGAGATGTTTGTCACGAAGTCCATAAGGTCTTCGCGGCGAGAAGCATCTTGATATGTAATTAAGCCAATAGGCATAATACATTCTCTCTACGCAATCGAAACGAGATTATTTTAGGATTTCGTCAGGAATCGCATCCGCCCAGAGATCGATGTTCGCTGTTCGGCTCTTACCACTGTGTTCAGCGGCACGAGCAAACTTTGACATACTATCCCCAGTACGAGCTGGCGCTTCCGTAGAACCCTTACCTGTTTCGACGGCGTTATTTTGTTTCTTTAGTAAGTCCTCCTTACTTTCGTTGCGGCCTAACGAGATGAGCTTCTCGAAGCGGGCAACAATATCTTCTGCTGGCGTATTCGGATTCTGTCGCCAGTACGCTTTCATAAGATCGCGTGCCTGGTCTAGGCTTGGGTGAGCTCCGATCACTTCGTCCAGAATCTTTTCTTCCTCTGCCTGAGCTAGGCGGAGGTTCGTCGCAGCTACTTGTTGCTGTAGTGCCTTCAGTTGCTGCTCAGCGGCTGAGGGCTGCTCCACCGGATCCTGATACTCCAATTGAGGATAATCAGGCTGCACTACTCGGCCTTGGCCTTGCTCAGTGATTTTACGCTGAGCATTGTAGTAGGCATCCTCCAATGCGTGTACATCAGCAAATTTCTTGCCGACATATCGATATTGAGGCTTTGGTGTTTCTGAAGCTACCGAGGTATCTCCAGAAGGGGTCGTAGGTTGTTCCACAACGCCTTGGGAAGTGTCCTGGGTCGCATCCGTAGCGTGTCCTGCTGATTCGACGTCGTCGCCACCAGGGGCTGGATTTTGAGTGTCCATTTCTTCTGCCATAGGTTTGTATTTTTACTTTCTATAGTGTGGAGTGCTGCTAAGATCCGCTCGACCTGCGGTGTCTCCACATAGTCCCCCACCAACGTGTGATGAGGCGCTATGTGGAGCCTAATCTGGCTCCGTTTCCACTTCGTTTTCTTGTACTGTTTCTAATTCTTTTGGAAGTTCAATTACATCAGCCCAGAACTCATCAAGACCAAGTAATCGCTCGTGGCGGCGTAGAGCTTCTTTCTCTGACCGGATCCCACGAACTTGGTTATGACGATCCATATGGATTCCCATAAGCTCGAAGAGCGCTGACCATTCAGGATAGTCCTGTAGGCGCTTTAGCTTTCGAGCGAGTTCCTTTTGTCTTTCCTCCATAGAGTTTATTGAGTTAATGCGCTAGGCTGCATAGTCTGATCTTCTATACCCTGAGAAGTTGTTCCAACAGAAGTATCAGATGGTGTTGGACCTCCACCAAGTGACTGTCCACCGCCTGGGCCAATAGAGACTTGTGTCTGTGGTTGTTCCGGATTGAAGTCTGGAGCTACCGTTAGGCTTGCCTCATTTGGATCGACTGAATTCATGTTCGGCGGAAGTCCGACGAGCTGCATAGCGGCTTGAAGTTGCTGGTTTGAGATCGGCTCACCAGCTTTTGCGAGGTCGGCTAATGCCTGAAGAATCTTGGCTGGATCGGATGGCGGTGCTTGTGGTGGTGGTGGAGATTCCTTACGAATGAACTTGGAAACATTTGGGATTCCCGATAGCTCTCCCCACTTTTCGGCAACGCGGGTGACATCCAACTGCACGCCCATAGAATTGAGGAACTGTGAAAAGTCTACGAGCTGCTTGCGGAGAATATCTCGGTTTTGGAGTAGAGTTGAATCGGCCTTGATACGAATATCGTACTCGCCATCGAGTTGACCCTTATCAAGGGTGAAGACTCGACCATTGCGCTGAATATCCTGACGCTCCTGTGGGGTCATCTGTCCACCCTGACCGAGCATTTGGTCGAACTCGGCAATATCTTCTGGGTCGAAGATGCGGATAGAACGGATATTGGTAATGTTGTCGATGTTCAGCTTGCAGAGCATTTGTCCCATCTCAGCGATAGCGTACTCAACATTTTCCTTGACGAGTGTCGTCTGGGTGTTGAGGTTGGCCTGCTGAATGCGAGCTGCTCCGGCAGTTGATGGTGCATCTGTTCCCTGACGAAGGTCAGTGATAGATGTGCCCTGCTGGAATTCGTGATCGAGGGCATTGTAGAGGTTAAATCCAGTTCCTGTAGTATCGGGAATAGTGATGAACTCTACATCGCGGTCGATGTCATTCATCGTGATCACCTTGCCTGGGAACATATTACCGACTTCGCGGTAATTAACTCCTGAGCCGCGGCGTACTTTTGCCGCTGGTGACATGATGAGGTTGGTGTTGTCAACAATCTGGTTGACCAACTGGTTCATGCGCTTGTGCACGCGCTTGACTGGAGCAATAACTCCTTGGTTGTAGAATCGATTTGGTAATGGAGAATCTTTTGGTCGGAACGGAACATATGGAATAAAGCCAAGCGGATTTTTAATATCACGCAAGACCTTTCCAATAGTTTCCTTGTTCCCCTGGCGATCTGCCTTCTGTTGAACGGCGACGGTGTAGACACGGTCGAGTGTCCATCGTTCGAGAATTTCTACACGTTCAACGGCTCCAGTGTGAATTGGTGTATCGATGTCATGTGAATCGAAGATCGATCCATCTTGCTGGGTGCTTGAAAGCTGTGCCGACATTGGCTTCAAGCCTTTGACGTTATAGCGCTTCTCAACTTCAGCGAGCGGTAGCACAATCCGTTCAATGACAGAGGGGGCTTCTTGGAGATCGCGAGTGAACGGATCGGTGTAGAAGTTTCCCAGGTTTACAGGATATGCAAACGGTTCGTCTGTCGCTGGATCCCAGCCGACTTTCATGATTCCGGCACCGAAGAGAAGTCCTGATTTTACCCAAGTCAATACCTTCGGCTTCATCTTTAAGACATACTGCCATTGGAATTCGAGAAGACGACCCATGAACTTTGCCTTGTCGTCATCATCAGCCCCTACAGGGATAGCAATAATCGTCGGTTCATTACCCACAAGGAAAGAAGCCGAAGCTTCAACAGCCTGGTGAGTTTTTGGTATGAAATTTCTTGAAAGAGACTTGACTTTTGACGCAGGAAGTTCTCCAATATAGAGTTTCCACAGTTCTTCCCATTCCTGGCGATTCGTCTGAGTTGCTTCTTCATAATACGAACGCTCGTCAAGAGTGATCTTGCCGTAGTCGGTTGTATCTAGAGCTTCCGTCTTTTTCTTTTTGATAGGTGGCATAATTATTCGTAGGGATTGACGAAGTATGTTTCCGGCTGATCGCGATTATCGTCTGGTAATGGCAATCGTTCTCCAATATCCCAGACCGAGAGCGCAAGAGCATTAACAACGTCGTCGTGCAGTCCTTCTGGCGCATGGTAGCGGTATCTTCCAGAATCTTCGTTCTTGGTGTACATAAATGCTTCGAGTTCGCGCATCTGTACTTCACCAAGGGTGAGGTTTGGTTTGAAAATTTTAAGTCGATCTTGCTCAAGCATTTTGCCGAGATTTTCGACGAGGAGCCTTTTCTTTTCTCCTGAGTATTTAAATCCTTCAACAGGAAGGTTTAATCGCTGAAGTTCTTCGACGACAGGATCTCCGATACCCGTTTGGTCAATAACGATCCGAGCATCATTATACCGACGAGCAGTCGCTTCAATACGGGCACGTTGTGTCTGCCAGTCGAGCTGGTTGAATCGATCAAGGTATACTTGCTCATGAGTGTGGCGATCTATAACAGATAACACGGTAAAGTTCTCTAATCGCGCAAGGTCAACGCCCATTTGGTAGAGACGATCTCGCTGGGGGGCCTGTTCGACGGTAGTTGCGTTATCTTTAATGCGACGGAAGACTTGTCCGGCACCTTCGAGGAATTTTGCTTCATATTCCGCTTCAAAAATGTTCTGCGGAATCGTCTTTTTGATCTTTTCGATTTCCTCAAGTGGGAAAACGCCAGAATCATAGACGGAAAGGTGAAAGGAATTCCAATCTGGGTTATCTCCCCTGCCAAGTTCGTAGACTTGGAAGAAATGGTTCTTTCCACGGGGAGTTCCAATGAATAAAGCCCAGCCGCCATGTCGGAGAAGCATCGGTTGGATGATTTCGCTCCACACATTGCGCTGTACTGACCCGTATTCGTCGAGTACGACACCTTTTAGGGTCGCCCCGAGTAGGGCTTCCTTATTTTCTGCTCCCTTGAGAGCAATTTCTGATCCATTCTTCATCCGAACCTCAAGTGAGGATTCGTTTGCTTTATAGATCCAGTCCTCTGGTGTAAAGGCAAGCAACAATGGCCAAGTAACGGTCTTCGCTTGTCTGTACGTTGGAAGAATGATCCAATATCGTCCTGGATTTTCCTTGGCGTGACGAATAACTTCGTTCACGGCCATGGTTGACTTACCCGCCTGCCGATGAAAGACGGCTGTTCTAAAGCGGTGCTCGTCGAAATGGACTGCCGCTTGGAACTTAGTGGGTATGTACGGGGTAGCCATAGGCTTTCAGATACGCCCGAGTCAAATGGGAAACCATTTTCTCGGTAAAATATGTGCGCATCTTTGTCGGTTTATCGTTTTTTTCGTAGTAACTCTCCGCTTCAGCAGTCACAACGTGGAGTAACTCATGCACAACAGTCTCTTCGTCGATGATCTTGAGATATTTCGGGCGAAAGGTAATCGTCGCTTCGAGATATTCTGGATTGGAGTTACAATTCGCTACGGCATTGAAGCCATCCGGCACATTACGAATGTTCTTCGGTTCCTTGAAGCTCAGATACAGCTCCCAGTGCTGGAGATTCAGGCGCGTCTGCCACAGTTTCACCGCTTTTCGAATTTGTTGTTGTGTCATGTCCCCCTGTTAATAGTTTATTCGCTCCCTTGGTGTCCTCATTCTTCATTGCCGTGTCAAGTTCCTTCAACTGTTTATTGTCGAGCGCTTGTTGGAGCACGACCTTCGGCAATTGTTTTACCTTTGGCTTCATTTCCTCATACCACGATGGGCTGAGTTCGAGCTTCCCTGAAATATTTACCCGTTCAGAGTAGGATTTGTCATGAGCGCGGAGGTAGAGCGTGATCGCGTTGATGTTCCCCTTCTGAATTTGTTCCCAGAGTTTGAGACGAACGAGGTCAAGTGGCTCTTCATTCGCACGCTGAATCAGCGCCTCGAAGGTTTTATTCTCGGCCATCCAGCGATAGAACGTATCGCGGGATATTTTTGCCAGCTTACAAGCATACGAAACAATCCCATTTGCCTTGATGTACTTCGCGATGAAGCGCATCTGGTTCTGGGAGAGTACCGATGTATCAAGCGAGCCGTCGTCGCGGACGAGGACTTGGTCGGTCTTGGCTGTTTCCGCCGAGGCGTAGCCCAATTTGGTCATCTTCGGCTTTTTGGATACGTCGGATGAGCGTGTAACTATTGGAATATCCGCTGGTGGAAGTGGTTGATTTTCTGGGGATGTATTCATGAACAATTTCAATCCCGCCCTTATACTCAGGTGGGATGAGGAACGGTAGGAATTCAAGAAGATTGCTGCGCAAGGAGTCTGGGAACTATTCTTTTAACTTATAAGACCTTCCAAAGAGATGGCTGGAGAGCAGGTTGATTCCTACACCTAGCCAGAGGCCGATTTTTGGCCCTCCGAGAGCGGGAATTACCCAGTTCCAGAGAATCATCGTGATCCACCCTCCAAGCATCACAGCGGCGCAAATAAGGGCTACGATGAGAATGAGGGCTAATCCTCCGATTAACGTGTTTTTCATATTTCCTCCTTCATTATTTTTTGATTTTAGAAAAATTTTATATGGCCAGAAAGGGGGTCAG